CGGAACTCCAATCTTGAGCGGGCCAGAATACTTCGCCCGATCATTTTCAAGCCGGAGCGCTTCCACTGCAGATTGGTAGAGCGTAGCCCAGACTTGGATGCGCGGATCGTCAACAAGATATGGCGCAGAGTGCACCAGAGCGCCGTAAAGATAGACATCAGGCGCATTTGTGAGGAGCCAGTTGCTCGTGTTGCTGTCAGACAGCGCTGGCGTCTTCGCCATATATTGCAGCGACAGGGTGTAGCCCTCAGACGGGGCAGGGTAAAATTCAAACTGATCTGCCGTGACGCGATAATAGCGCGGCTTGCCAGAGGCCGAATTGGCCTCCTTCCTATCCTGCATCTCAGCAACAGAAATCAGCGTGAGCCGCGTGTTGTTATCAACACTCAACTCTAGTGCCTCAATGAAGTCTGTCGGCAGGTTCTCGTATTGCTCGTCGAGCGTAGTTTCTACGCGCTTCTCCATGCGCCAGTGGCGCACGTCGCGGTTAATCGACGCCTCGGCCAGCGAGATGAAGGTGGGTATGGCCGACGTCAGGTCTTGCCGATTTAGAAAGTCAGCAATCGCCGTCTTCAGCTCTGCGTAGGTAGAGATTGCCATCAGCGCCAGTCCTTAAATCGTGTGGACCCGCAGAGCCGCGAAGTCGCCATCCATCAGTTTCCGCTTGCAATATACCGTAAACTCGTCAGAACCGATAGATGCGCCGCACTCTGCTGACCATTGCTCGGCCAACACCATGGGGATTTCGCCGATGTAGCGGTAGGCTGCGTCGCCATACATCTTCGGCGCAATGTCGCGCATGTCCTGGACATGTCTGATGATGTCCGACGTGTCCTGCGACCGCTTGATGTGCAGGCCGCCGTCGTCGGTGTCGAACATTTCCTCGACGACGCCATACTCGTTGACCGTCTTCATCAGTTGACGCTCCGCTTCGCCTTCGCCTTCGGCGCTTCCGGCTCTTCGACAGCAACGGCGAAGCCGCTGTGGATGATTGCCCTCGCCTCGTCTGCGGAAACCTCAACGACAGCGCCGCTCTCTTGCGGCTTGCCGCCAGCCCAAACCATGCGGTCGGTGGTGATCTTGATCTTCATGTCAGTCCCTCCTTCAAAGGAAAGATGCCCCCTCGCGGGGGCATCCTCTAGTTCAGGCTATCAGAGCGAGCCGTCGATGTCGGCAATGATGCCATGCGCCTTCTGGTTGTCGATCTGCAGGCCGTATTCTGCCGAGAGCAGAATGCGGTCGGCGTGACCGGTCTTGGCGAGCGGGGTCTGCTTTGCAGTCTGCAGGTAGGCCACGCGAGCGTAGGACGGGTCGAGCACAAGAACGTCCCGCGCACGCTGGAAGCGAGTGGGGATAATCTTCAAATCGCCGAAATCGGACACGTATAGCGAGATAGAAGCAACAACTTTCTTGTCAGAGATGTCGCGGTAGCGCGACGCCGAGCCAGTGAAGGTGTTGCTGATCTTGCTCTTAACGGCGGAGCCGCAGAGAACCAGCGACGGTTCTGCGCCGTTATCCCAGCACTGAGCGATCACACCCTGAAGTTGTGCTTCAGTGAGTGCGCGCAGGGTGCCGTCGGTTGCAGCCGCGTCGGGGTAGCCCGAAGTGGTGCCCGAGAGCGTGCCGTTTGCACCGCCAGTGCCGCGCGACACGTTGGAGGTGAGGAACGCGCCGATGCCAGCAGTTGCGCGAGCGGTGCCAGCAGCGCCGGGGTTCGCAGCGACGTTAGCCAGGAGCATGGTCTCCATGTCGCGCTTCATCTCCTTAAGCTTGTGCGCGACTTGCTTCGTCAACGACTGGTTGTTTCCGACGCCGCGAACAGCGTTCGCAGTCGAGGAAACCTCAACAACTTTATCCGAGAGCTGGGCATAATTGCCGAGACGGACAGCGTTGGTGGCGGCGTCGTTGCCGGGGTTGTCGCCTTCGATCACACGGTTCGATGCGTCGGGAGCGGCCAGATCGACGGTTGCCCACTCGAAGTAGGTGTTGTCGATGGTCTTGGTGCCGATGGACGACATGAAGACGGTATCGGTAGGCGAGATCGAGATCAGCGCCTCTTGAATGTCTTCGCGGAGGGTGGTGACGTCATACGTCTTGTTGGTGTTTGCGTTCACAGCCATGGTGTTATCCTTTCAGGCTCAGGAATGCAGCAACGTCATCGACGCTGCCAGTTTGCTTCATCCGCGCCCGCACCTTGTCGGCGGCAGCCTTCTTGCCTTGTGTTGCCGTGCGTGCCACTCCCGGCTTGATAACGGGGCGAGCGTTGGCGACCTTCTCGGTGACCTTCTGCTTGCCTGCCATCAGTTGGCGGTAGCGCATCGCGTCGTAGAGAACCTGGACTTGGCGCGCGTCAACGACGCCACCCAGCTCCTCCGGCGAGAAACCATAGTTGGACGCGCTCCGCACGATGTCCTGCTTGAGCTTGCCTGCCTTTTCGGCGTCGGCGAACTCAGGGATCGCTTGGGCGAGTAGCTGCGCCTGCTCCTGCAGCACCGCCATGTGGGCGCGCTGCGAAAGCTCCGCTTGCTGCCGTTCGAGAGCGTAGCGCTGTGCCTCACGGGCTTGGTGCGCTTCAGTTGCCTCTCGGTAGGCTTCCATCTTCTCGAAGTAGGTGATGGGATCGCTCTCCAACAGCTCCTTCGACGGCTTCTGCGGCATACCTACCTGCTGCATTTGCTGCTGGTAGGCGGCAAGAGTTTGCGCCAGTTGCGCGCGCTCTTGGTTCAGCGCAGTGTAAACGGCTTCGGCTTCCTTACGGACTTCCGCCACCTCACGCATGCGCTTCTGGATGTATCCTTGCCCGGCGTAAGCACGCTTTAGGTCGTCGAGGGTGACTTCGGTTTCCTCACCATCCACTTTTACGCGAACGGTGCCCGATAGTTCCTCTCCGCCGTCGTCTTCGTCGTCTTCGGCCTCATCCTGCTCGCCATCATCCTCGGCTTGCGCCTCGTCTTCAGGCAAATCATCAGGCTCTGCCTCGTCAGCGTATGCGTCATCCGCAGCCGCCGCCTCGTCACCCTGATCCTCATCCTCGACCGGATCATTCACCAGCAAGGATGCGACGCTATCAATATCCCCAGCGCCAAAGGCTTCGTCGGTAGTCGTCATGACGGTGCTACCCTCTCCGATTGCGATGATCTAACAACTTCGCCTCGTCCACAAGGGATTGGAGGCCAGCCCTTAGTTCATCCAGCGCCCACACCATGTGGCGCGCTTCCCTTACTTCTTCGTCAGTGGCGTCACGGCCAGAAAACTGGTCGGTCCACTTCTCGCGGAGGCTGGCGACAACGTCGCCCAAAACCTCGTCGTCCATCAGTTGCTGCGCGCGCGAGGCGCGCTGCTTCACGTCCATCGACATCAGTAGCCGCCGCCGACGATTGCGCCGTTAGGGCCGCGCGGAGCGTTCTGCTCCGCCTTGATCAGCGCCTCGCCAGCTTTGATGCCGTATTTTGCGAACAGCTCGGTGTTCGACAACGCCAAGTCCTGCGCCATCTTATCACGCTGCAAGTCTTGGTTGGACTGCATCTCAATCATGCGGAGCTGGTGATCTGCTTGCGCCTTCTGCATGTCGAGCTGGGCGCGCTGCTGATCGGACTGCATCTTGACCTGAGCCTTCA